ATGCGCTAGCTCGCTCTAGTGGCTTTATTGCCACCTCTGCCTCGTACTGTAAAGCTGCTTTAGTCGCGTCTGCTTGCGATATCAACTCTTCGTGAGATGGTGGCGGAACATCAACCCAGGCAGGTCTGCCGTCCATGGATGCACCAAGCTGCTTACCTTCAGGCGGAGATACTCTCCAGTATGTGTCAGACTCTTCTTGCGTCAACAGTACCGCATCTTTCGGCCAAGTTTCGTCACTGTATGTCCCGTCATTGCGCCAATAATCAGGGATAAACGTCAGTTTTGATGAAGAAAAATAAGCTTTCATTTTAGTACCCCACAACAATCCAATTTGAAACCAAGCCAACTGCGGCAACCGGACCTGCCGTCCCAGTAATAGTGCGAGCTGATACTGACATCGTGGTGCTTGTCATGCTTGAAGTTCCGTATACTACCACCGTGTTTGAGCCCCACGAGGAAGACACCCTCTCACTAACTGAAGACACCAACGGTTGGGTGAATGGCACTGGGAA